ATGGGTGGAAAAATAGACCCAGAAACAGCATATCAAAAAATTAAAGATGAACTAAAGGCAGTCAAAAAATGTCGCAAAAAATGCAAAAAAGAAAATTTTGATTATACTGAGTTGTAATGGAAGACACTCTTAAAGTAACACAAAACGAAGATGGATCCTTCACAATGGACTGGGACCCACAAGACCCAAAATGGTCCTGGATGAACCAGTTGACACAGAAGGAGATTCAGGTTATTATGGAGCAAGCAATCAAGGACTTCCTCGATGAACTCGAACGATCCCCGCAGTAGTGACTTTTCTTACAAGAAGTATTCTCTTGAACAACTTGATAACTGGGTGCATGATGCTCTGAATTGTGAGGATCTTACACCACAAGACATCTATGATACTATCGTAAAGTGCGTGGATGATAGTGTAGAGTATCACAAGAAGCATCTCACTAAGAGTATCGAACTCTTTTCACTTCTGAAGGGTCATCGTGAAGTTGACTTTGGTGTTGGAAACGATGAACCATGGGAATATGATGCAGCAGGTGGAAAGTTTCCCAGTGCAACTAAAAAAGACTGGGTTGACTTCTGGGAAGAAACATACTATCCCGAAGAGCACAAACAATATACTGAAGAAGAAATGAACGCAATGTGCGAACGTGCGGCAACCGAAAACGATAAAGAGAAGTGTCGTGAGTATAACCTGCGTGAAGCAGAGTACTATACCAAACGTGCCGAACTAGATGCAAGTGATAGATTGAATATGCAATATGACCTATATGCAGAACTTGATTCTCAGTGGGTTAAGGGCAAAAATCTTTCCAAAGTAAAAACTTACGATGAAATGATTGCTGATGGATGGACTATGACTGATGATGGATTTTGGATTAAGGACTGATGTACACTTTTAAACTTCTTGCTCCACTTATTGTAGGTATGTGTGCTGAAGGATTAACTACGGGTCAGGGTGATTATTGTGTCCTTGACAATAGACCACCTAGTGTGGTAAAATTCTATGAACCTGGAAAGTCCTGCTATGTGAATGGAACTTTCTATAGCAAATGTGAGGAACGTAATGGCTCTATCTGAATCAGTTGAAACAAGTTTGAGAGAAGCAGAAGCAGCATTGCGTAATGCCCTAGCATATGCTGCTCGTCAAGAGAAACCATTTGTAGCAAAGAGTATTGCTGATATGGTGATGTCGATTGATAATCTGATCAGTGCTGATGCTCTGATTGATAAGATCGAAAGTCGCAAAGATGGAGACTCTGGATTCTTTGGAACATTCTTTGGAGATTAAGAACTGTAACGCAATCCCAAAGAAAACATTAAGTATCTAGATACTTATGTTATAGAATGCTAACATTGGGATACATCGCAAGACACTCATGACCCTCGCAAAAACTGGATCTGAAGTTCTTACTCAAGAAGAATGGAATGAACTTATTGCTCTTAAAGAAGCAATTACGTATGCTCCACAAACAGTTTCTGCTCAAAAAATGGAAAAATTTGCCGAATTAATGGTTAGAACCCTTGAGGGTAAATCTTCGAACACCCCTCAATAAAATAAATAAGTATTATCCTGTTACAAAACTATGGAAAACATCGACCAACACATTCAGAAGGATGAGGATCTTCTGAATGATCCAACTATTTCTCCACAGTCACGCCGACACACTGAAGAAGAACTAGAAGCACTGAAAGCATATAAAGAAAACCATCCTGGTGAGTCACACGATCCTACTCCACTTGAGTTGTATTGTGATACTCACCCAGATGCTTCTGAGTGTAGGGTCTACGACGATTGATGAAATGGAGGGTTGACGCCCTCCTTTTTTTATGGTAAGATTTATTGTTGTAAGTGAGTCGTTATGTCTGAGATCAAGATTCTTCAGAAACCTGTTGAAGAACTGAATACAATCGATCAGACATTTGACCTAGTTTACATGGATCCTCCGTTCGGATTGCAGCGGGACTTTACCATGCAAGAGGAAGATGGTCAAGAGAAAGGGTTCTCTGATACCTGGACTTCCTTTGATGATTACATTGACTGGTACGCAGAAGTTATCAACAATGCCTACGCTAAATTGAATAAAAATGGGTGGATGTATTGTCATAATAACTTCATTGGTAATGCACTTGTTCTGTCTAAGGTAAATCGTAAAGTTCGGGATGCATTCTATACCAACATCTCCTGGAAACGTAGCGGTCCAAAGAACAATATCAAGAACGGTTGGGGTAATATTGTAGACAGTATTATGGTTCTCCGTAAGGGTAGCCCATACTTTGAGGTTGAATATACCTCTTTGGATCCAGTGTATGCTGCTAATAGTTTCCAGAATAAGGATGCAGTTGGATATTATGCTTTGGCTAAAGTTAGTGGTGAAAAGAGTCGTCCTTGTGCCCGATTCGAATACAAAGGTTATAATCCCCAGTACGGGTTCCGTATAACAAGGGAAAAACTGGAAGAACTGGACGCCCAGGACCGTTTGCACTACGGCAGCAACAACCTTTACAAAAAAATCTATTCTCATGAGTCCAAGGGTGTCCCTGTGCAGAATCTGTGGGATGATGTGTACTTTATCAGCAGAAGTGAGAAGAACAAGCGTAAATATCCCACACAAAAACCCCTGAAACTGTTAGAACGTATCATAAAGTCGTCATGTCCCGAGGATGGATGGGTTCTGGATCCCTTCTGTGGATCTGGAACGACTGCTATTTCTGCTTTTAACCTGAACCGAAATTGCGTCACCCTGGACGTGAATCCCGATGCTATCACCATTGCTCAAGAGACAGTTGATGAACTGGTACAGACTATCGAAGGACCTATTTTTTCTGCTATAATGTAGGGGTGTTGAGGGATTGCTCATGGATTTGTCTGAAATGCTTGAAGAACTTCGGGAGATTAGAATCTATGAAACAGACCCCAAAGATTGGATGGGTGTGCTTGAAGAAGACGACTACTGGGAAGTAGCAACTGAACTTGTTTATTGAGGAACTATTATGCAATTTGATGATATGGAACTTATGCAACTCCAGTTTTGCATGAGTCAGACTAAGAAGATGATGTCCATGGGTGGAGAGATCCGCCGCCATGCTTCTATCACTCAAAAAATTGAAGAAGAAATGGAGCGACGCAAGAGTGCTACTGGAGCATACACTAGGGAAAGTATTCTACGCCAGTTGGATGAAGATATTGAGCGTCTGACCAGTTGAGGAACTGGTACACAGTGCCCTGAGAGGTGCCTAGAAGCGCCTATAATACCTTCATACGCAAGCAACCAATGCTCACCACCTTCGCTGATTACGTCGCCCAGCAAGATGCCCGCAACACCATCGAACTGAATGTTCGCAAGTGGTCCCTGATGCTGTGTGATGCACTTCGTCATGACTTTGAGAGTCGGTATGATCGTGATGGTTACAACTTCTACATCGAGTCTGGTCGTAAGTATCACAAAATTGTCATGGATGGTAATGGTTCTCGCTCTGTCCATGCTTTCGTTGATCGTAAGACTGGTGAAGTGTATAAGTCTGCTTCCTGGAAATCTCCTGCTAAAGGTGTTCGCTACGATCTGCGATTGATCGAGCAGCGTGAATGGTTGCTGGAGAATGCAGATTGGGCTGGTGGTTATCTGTACGCTCGATGATATACGTTACTATCATCCTTGCTAGTGTTGTATGGGCAGCACTAGCACTCTTTTCACCCTGGTTCAATCATCTTGACGATACCGAAAAATGATCTTCCCCAAAGAACAACTAATCGAAGCACTCTTTAATGAGTATGTGTGGTTATGCCATGATGATTATGATCCTGATGTGGATATTGCCCCAGAGGATTATCTCACCATGCTGAAGGATATGACGTATGATGAACTAGTTGAGGAAACCGATACTGATGAGCACTTCTCTCTCATGGATTATGTGGAGGCATGGGCATGACTGCGACACATAAACTCATATTCATTAGTTCTTTTGTTTGGTTTCTTCACTGGGGTTCATGTCTTACATCCACCATTCTGGATACGGTTATTCTAAGAAACTCTGTGAGGATGTTACCTCTTGGTTTCTGAATAAGTATTTTCCACGTCACAGGATCACGCTGGATATTGTACATCGTGGTCTGAATCGTGAGCAAGTGTATGGGTATTGTGATGTTGCGGGTGAATATTATCGCCCACGTCACTTTCTGATTGAAATGAATACCTACATGGGTAAGGAGTTGTATGTAAAAACTCTTTTGCATGAATTGACCCATATGAAGCAGTGGGTAGATGGTGTGCTGCGCTCCCGTTATGGAAAATTGTGTTATTCTAAAGAACCAGTGGATAATTATGAGTATTGGTATCAACCTCATGAGGTAGAAGCACGTCATATGGAAGAAGAATTGTACCATGAGTATTTGATAGAAAGGAGTCTTGTGACGGTTGAGGAAGTGTCCCACTCCTTCCCAAACCGCCTGATGCAGGTACTATAATACTAAGGTAATCGAGGGAGATCCCCAATGCAACTCACTGCTAAAGGCGGCAACATGGTTGTTAATTTCTATCCCATCAAGGGTAGCACCAAGTTTATGCTCAAAGTTGTTAAGTTCAAGGGTATTGATACCGTGAGCACCAAGTGTATCACCAAGCGTGACTTTTGGCGTGAAGTTGAGTCCCGCATCAATGGTTATGGATATGAGGTGACTGATTTCAATATGAATGAAGTTTCCCATAATCCTATGATGGGTGCATGTTAGTGGTATAATATAAATGGTATGAATGGATACTATGACTGAAACACAAGTAAATCTAAATGTTCATGAACTAGGTGTGATTCTATCTGCACTTCAGTTGTTGGAGAATCGTGATGAGAATCAGATTGCTCGTGAATACGGAAGTGCAACGGCACTGTATAACAAACTCAGTGCCGTTATGGAGCAGATGGACACTTCGCAAACTGGACTCCGCAACGATGTGGTGCCGTCCTTCTGATCTATAATAAGAGCATCGACAGGGAGATCCCCATGAACGACACCGAACTCCGCGACTTGCGTCAGGACATTCTGGAAGAGATTGAGGACATGGACATCGAAATGCTCAAGCGAATTGCCTATGAGTGCCGATGTGAAGAGAACGGTATCTATCCCGATCAAACTTACATTCGCTGGTGATTCCGCAAAACCTACATTAGAACCACCGCTTTTCCTGCAATGCTCAAGACCAACGTTCTCAAAGTGATCGGTGAAACCTCTAAGGGTATCACTCTCACCAGGATTCAAAAGTTTGAAGTCTTCTGCAATGTGTGTGATAATCTACTAGCAGAAGGTAGAATTACCAAAGCCCAACACTCCCACTGGACCAATGTTTTCTAAAGAGGATCTTGAGTTTGTTGACTTTCTTTTCGGCAAACTTGTTAAACACATCGACACTGATATGATTGATCTACGGGACGATGATTCCTGTGATGATCATTTGCAATTCACACAACTGGAGATGTTTTAATGAACGATGAAGACATTCGCCAATTTCTAACTGCATTCGGAGATTTTATGCGCCATTCTGAAACTGAGATCGACAAGCACCAAAAGTGGGAAGAAGCACGGAAGTATACCGAAGGTTTTTATGAAGAGAAGGCAGCAGAACTTGAGGTGACTGTTGATTATTACATTCAGGAGTTTGTATGACTCCATATCAACAAGCCCAGGCACTGATTGCGGCAGCAGAACAAACTTACTTTGAGAACTATTATGGAGACAATCTCATCCCCCTTTTCGGAAGAAACAAAGTTGCACTTGGCACTGATGCAAACGCACAACATGATGAATCTGTTGAAGGGGAATCCGTATGAGAATTATATGTGTGGTAAGTTGCATGGTATCAAGTATGAATTGGAAAGGCAGTTGTCTCTATTGACTACCAAGGATAAATACGGTAAAATTATGGAGTAATTTGAAAACAGAGATGAAATCACTTTATATTGTTGACTATTGGGTACCATTTCCTTCTTCGGAATATGGAGGTATAGTCACTTTAATTGCTGAGAATGATTCGGAAGCATTTGAGGTCCTTTCCAATGAGAATCAATTTGATGATAACTATCAAAATTTGATTATGGAAAAGATCATCACTTCTCAAAAGTTCTCATTATCTGATGATTATCAATCTGGTATTATCGACGCATTTATTACCTAAGAAAAACTATGACATCCGAACCAATTACTAATACAAACGACCTACGTTTTAATATCTTTAAATTAAATACAGAAACTAATGAGTGGGTCCTTGTACATGAAAATCTTTCTCATATAGAAACGATTGATCAGTATAATCAATACGTTGTGGTTGAAACTATTCCCGAAGATCAACTTAGATGTGAAGAAGTTGTGTGATGGCTGAAAATCTTTATCGCATTGAAGAGGAGTCAACATCAGGATGGACATTGATTGATCCTGCTGCTGTTAAACTTACAAAGGAACAAGCATCAGTTCTGCTACAGAATTACCTAGCAGAAGGATACAATCCCAATCATTTGAGAATTCGTGTTGATTCATGATCGATTTTCCTCATACACCACCAAAGGGTTATAGTTATGAACAGACTCAATTCAAACGGAACGTTGTTGCTATTTGGATTCGCAATCATGCTAAATTCGATTACAACGGTGGTACTCCTGTCAAGAGTATTTGGGGATTCTACGACACAAAGACCAAGTGCTATTACGCACCTATTAACTCCTCCAAGCAAGGAGATAAGGTAAGCATAAAGAGCACGACGCCATATAGTGCTATGCAATTAAACCTAAATCCATTACAAGCAGCATTTATCTGAGAATGTATGAACCAAAGGTCAATGATTATGTGAGGTGGGAAAAAGGAAAGTTTAGTGTAGAAGGATGGATCTATTTTAAAGATCAGTCTTATATTACTATTGAGACACAAACTAAACCAAAACATCCAGAAGATCTCCCTAATGGTACATATCATAAGAAGGAGAGAACACTGGTTGTATGTTATCCCGAGTCCTGGAAACAACTTAAATATGTAAAAACAAGGAACAACATTTACGAAGAGAAATGAGTGACTATCCATCAATAGGACAACAGGCAAAGAATCTAATTCAATCAGTGGGTAATGTAGTAAAGAACCC